AATGATAAGGTCATTTGCATCATAACTTGACCCACCATCTTCAATTAAAATTTCTGTTATTGAACCTTCTACTAGACCATTGACTGATGATAATGTTTCGGACACATCGGTATCTAACTTAGAACCCTTGATATTGATTTTATCATTTAGACTGTAAAGAGAACCAAAAGGATATACCTTTGTTTCTAGTAATAGACCTGCACCATCTTCTAATAAGATATCTCCGTTATCATTGTGAGAAACATAGGTTGAAGAACCTGTAGTAACATCTGAGACGACACCTTGAACTGTTGCACTCAATAATGTTATTCCATCTCTATCTAAAATTGAAACTGTAGAACCTTGAGTAAAGGTTCCAACATGATTATTCATTATCTCAATTGAATATTCGTTGACTGACGCCCTTCCTGGCGGCACATAGACATTTTCTATAACTGCTTGTGCTACAATTGAAACACCTAGTGCATCGTATTGAGTAATTTTGTCGTTTGCTTCAGGGATACCTTTGGCCATCAGTATTCTCATTCTTCTTTCTTGAGTATATCCTGATTCACCTACATGAATTGTTTCATCTATCGGGTGTCTTACTGTTGCATCTTGTCCATACAATACTCTCATTAAGAATTGAATGGATTCTGTAGTTCCCTTTTTCTTATAAAGGTCACTGATATTTTTGATTGTTAATCTTTTATTTTTTAAAACTGCCAAATCAATCGATGGCATAAAGTCTTTTTGGAAGTATGTTAAGAAGTCTTCTGTAGTGTTATCGATATCAGAATAATCTAATAGACGATTGTTCGCAAGGATACTATTCTCCTTAAACGATTTAACTACTGCAGTTTGACCACCTCTTCTTCCTGTAATTGTTTCACCATCAGCAAAACCATTACCTGAAATAGATTTGAGGTATAGTGTATCACCGTTGATTACCTCAATTTTCGCAACGGATAAACCTGTAGAACCAACAATGTATTCACCTATTGCTAACGGGTCAGCAGAATCAAGTGGGTTAGTTGTTGTTCGTTCAGTTAATATTTTCGATGAGTTTTCATCGGGCGAAGGAGCAACGGTAGCACTCTCTAGGAGAGCACTACCTTGTCCATCTTCAAATAGTAATCCATCTATGTCACTTTGAGACTTAAGTACAAGTACTTCCGACTCAAGGAATTCAAAATATGCTTTAAGGAAAGCTTCAAACGCAGGAGCTTCTTCTCTTAAATACTCAGGGAGCAGAGAGGGAAGTCTATACGATAGTCTTTCCTTAGCAAGTTTATCATGCGACATAGTGGATTCCTAAACCTTAAGTTACGGTTGCACCAAGTACTGAAATTGGAAACCAGTGTGAACCGTCCCAATAACAAATTACCGCTTCACCTAGAGTATCTAGTTTGATTTGGTCTGCCGTTACTGCACTGTAACCCCATGATGTTACATCAATTGTTGCTTTGTAAGAACCATTAGGTTCCTTAGATGCAAGAATTATTTTTAACTGACCTGTATCTGTTCCGTTATCTAAAGTGAAATTCACGTCTGCTGATTGAGACGCTGATATATCAATAAAGGTTGCGAAAGAAGATGCGAGTAAATCGTTGGTTGCAGTTAATGTTGTAATATCGTCTACTGCTAAATGAGTAGGGATATTTTGGAATAACTGACCAATGGTCATTTTCTTGTTGACGGGTGTTCCGCCTGGGTTGTCTACGATATGTAGAAGGTCATCTGCACCGATATCTGTATCAGATACTAGTGATAATGCACTTATTTTCTTGTCTGCCATTTTGTTTTCTCCTATAAAAACCAAGTTAATGGGATGCTACTGAGAGCATGGAACCTACCATCTCTCATCACTTTATACATAAGTTAATATGACGAGGATGATGTAGAATTAAATCCTACACCAGCACTCGATTCACCACTTGCGATGGTGTCTACTTCTCCACTAACCTTTATATCGTCAGATGAGATGTCAACTAAGATTCCTCTTGTTGCAACCACATCATTCCCATCGGGTATCATGGTGAAGTCAATCGTTGAGTCGACATTTACCGTTGAGGTATAGTTAACAGCATTGATTGAAATTAGTCCAGTCGAATAATCTACTGTTCCAGCAGTAATATCCGTATAAATTCTTGTTGCACCTGAAAGATAATATTCTCTCAAGTCTCCTTTACCATCGTCATCATAGTAATGGATATTGGTTGCATCTCCTACTGATTTGAAACCTGTTGTTGTTGTGATACCACCGTTAAGGGCATTATATCCTACTGTAGGATTGTAAAAACCGTTTCCGAATGAACACTTGTAACCTGTAAGTAAACCAGTCTTCGAAACTAGTTTCTTTCTTAATCTTACATTTGTAGTGTTACTTAAAATAGATGGGTGTGACTCATCAATTGCTTTTGTTAAATTTGAATGTCTGAATACTGCATCAAAGTTTGTTAGACTTACTGAGTCATATGTATTAATTGCATTTGTCACAACAGTCTCCAACTCACCTTTTGAAAAAGTTGTTGCTCTTTCGTTAAATTTAAATGTTGTAGTTAGAAGAACTTTGACAATCTCTGCATCAATAATTTCAGGTCTAACTGTTAACATATTTAGAGAATTTAATTTACTCTTAATTTGTTTCTTCTCTGTATCAGAAAGATAGTCTGAGTTCAAAGGTTTGATTGCGAGGAATACTTTTCCGTACACTGGCGGTACGTTATCTTCTCCACCCCATACTGCAACTGCATCTGCGTTCGGGTAATACTCTTTAACTTTTGCTTTATAGTCATTAAGTGTTACTAATCTATTCTGAGAAGTGTAGAACTTAGTCGCTTTAAATTTTATTGATTCGATTGATTCTTTCTCTGCACCACCTGTTGCAGTCTGCACAACCGTGATAGTGGAATCCGAAAAACCTTTTATTGCAGTTACCTGAGTAAAATTCTTAACTCCATTGACATGAGTAGAATCTACAATAACATATGTTACTGTAATCATATCTCCATCAATAAGTGCTTTACCTAGTGTTCCATCACCAAAGTAAATCTCCCTGAATCCATCCTCGTTCTCCTGAGTATAGTAAACTTCAGAAGTTGTTAGTATGTTAGATACATCTTTTGCTTCTACGAAAGATGTTTCTGCCCCACCTGAATTGACTTTTACTTCCAATTTAGATGAATCAATTCTACCATTAGATAACACATACTTTGGATTCAACACTTGTGAATCATGAACATATTGGTCTTGTGCATATGTTCCTTGAACTAAATTGACACTTGAATAATCATATACTGAACCATTTCTAGATGGTTTAACTGTATTGGGAACTACAAACTCATATTTTATCCCATCAAAGGCTGACTCAAAAACACTTCCTCTTGTAAGTTCCATCTCACTAACTGTCGGGTTAGTTCCATCTGCATTTCTAACATTCTTAATTTGCATATCTATGATTGCTGTTGAAGAAGCTTCGGATGCAGGTGTAAAACCTAAATCCTTTGCACGGGATACTACGTTCTTTCTGATTTGGGCAGAGTCCAAGAATAGTTCTGAACCTGCAATGTTAGTGTTCACTGCACCAATGTGTGATGCATATGCAAGCAAGTCTACCAAGATTGACATAGTAGAACCTTCAAAGTTATAGTCCTTTAGTTTATCTTGTCCTTGTAGATATGCTTTTAAATTTTCTCCGATATCATCGAAGTCTAAGTCGGTGACATTTATTTGTGAACTCTTTATTGCCATGTTATCTTGCCCTTGTTAGTGTCATTTCCATTGATTGATTGGAAACACCGTTTTTAATTGAATAGTATACACCAAGATTTACTTCGTTACTGTCACCATCAGTATCATTAAGTTTGATTATTACCTTTTCGATTCTTGGTTCGAATGTTTCTAACATATTTTGGATTCTTTTTTGAACCTTTCTTAATTTTCTAGAGGTTGTTAAATCAAAGAGTAACTCTCTTATAGACCCACCAAACCCAGGCTTGAATGGTCTTTCATAATGATTGGTCAATATAATATTTCTAACCGACCTTTTAACTGCATCAGCATCTGTTCTTACAACAACATCTCCAGTCTGAGGATGTCTTCTAAAGAGAATGTCTAAGTCAGCATATGCAGATTTGGTTACTGCAACTTGTTTACTAGTGTTGGTTATATCTATTGCCATATATCTATTTATACCTCGTTAGAGATGAGACTTATACCTAAACGAAAATTAATGAAACATCTTTTGTGATACCTGCATCGAACTCTGACTGAGTCAATGGGGGAGTATCAAAAGTTACGGTTTTTCCTGAGACTGACATCCCATCTCCTTCTTCAACTTCCACTCCATCTACAAAAGCATGGAGTGTTCCAGTTCCAGTTGCAACTGAGAATGATGTTTCGTCAATTTCATCTTTTGATAAACTAGTGAATGCAACTCCATCGTCACTTCCTTTGTTAGGAACATAGGTGTGTACTTTTTTTGCTAATTCAGAAACACCCATAACACCTGCAATCGCACCTATACTTGGCATCGCAGGGGGAAACCCTATTAGTTTCATCAAGTCACATAGTGTAAAGAACAATGGTTTGAATATTCCACCCAATCCTATAGCACTAAAAAACTTCTTCACTACTACGACCCATTCAAACAACAGTTTCTTTCTCCAGTTTGCAACAAAGTCTTTAAGTGCAAGTTTGAATTCTATAACCTGTTCTTCAATTGAGATAACTGTAGTGTCTATTTTACCACCAATAATTTTCATAACATCAAAACCAAATAGTTTAAGTTCTCCAATTGCATCTGTAATTGCAGTTCCAGCTTCAGTTAGTTCTTTTAATAATTTTTCCTTTGCATCTGAAAGTAAGTTGGGGTCTTGTAGTTTCTCTATTATCTTATCTCGTTTCTTAACCAATGATTTTATGAGTGCATCTACCATTGCACCAACATCAAGGTCTCCGCCAACTAATGCACTGAGATTAGGTAGACCCAGTAACTTCCAAATTTTATCAAACTTACCTATCAACTTTCCAAAGACTTTAAACAATCCACCAGTTAAAAATTCTTGTATTTCTGTTTTGATGTATTGCCATGTCATCTTTGCTTTCCACTCGTCACACTGAACACCGAACTGAGAACCCCATCCCCTCATGTTTTCAGGAAGAAGTTTATAGAAGGCATCTATAATTTTACTTTTTATATTTGCCATTTCTAATAACTGTTTCTTATACTCTTCGGGAGTAAGGATTCCGTCTAATAAATCTTGTTTGAGTTTCTCCAACTTCGCCATGTACTCAGGGCCCATTCCTGCAATTTGGTCTTGCAGTTCTTTCTGATATGTTGGGTCAAAAATTCTAGCACAATCAATACTGATTCCAAAGATAGTAACCTTTAAACTTATGGGTATAATCTTAGCAATTAACTCTGCAATCTTTGTGGGAACATAGATGTGAAACTCTTGTATGAATTCAGTAATCGCATCGTTAATTTCTTTTTGCCAGTTACGAGTTTGTCCCTTTTTCCAATACGGACTTAGAATCTTAGCAAGATTATCCATAAGTTCTTCGATAGTCTTGATGACATCTTCAATCTGTTCTTTAACTTCTGCAGTTAACTCCTCACCCATCTTCACCATTTCAACTCTTAGTTTACTTGGTATTTGTGCGAGTTTACTTAGTGCGTTAACTATATCTTGTTTAGTTGGTAAAGAAAAGATATCGTCAGGCGGGCAATCGATTGGTGAAATTTTAACTGTAAATGCCATTATGAATTAAGTTTTACAACTGTTCCATGTAGTCCAATTTCAGGTGCAACTATTGTTAGATTCTTTCCTGATGTTATATCAGTAGTTCCACTAACATCTGCTTTTAGATTTCCACCTATACTCATTGTTGCATCTCCCCCAATATTTACTGTAACCTTCCCACCAATAACCACTTCGTCATCTTTACACACTACAGTGTAGTTAGTGTTCACAACTCTAGTGACCATAGACCCATCAGGATGCATCTCCTGAAAGGTTCCTGTTCTATGTTCGACTGCAATTCTTTCTGCACCTAGTGTATCATCTACCTCAAGTAAATGTCCTGACTCCGTGAACAATGTTTTGTTATATGGGTATACTGGTTTTGCAGGAGATTTAATTTTAAGTTCCCCTGTTTTTTTAGATTCTCCTGATTCAGACATTACGACTTGTTCGAATCCAGTTTTAGAATTAGTATCTCGTACTAGTACTTTTGTTTTTACTGTAGTGTCAATATCTCTATGGGTGTACTCACCATCTCCTCTTGCCCATGATGACACATCAGATTCTTCCATGTATCTTGGATATAATGGTAATAGATTTTCCTGAAAAGTTTCGTCCACGATAAGAACTTTACTACCCATTGTTATGTTTCTCATGTAAGGAACTTTGGGTGCAGTGTCTAGTGCAGTAGTAAGACCGAATCCTCTTGTCGGGGCATGGTCGGGATTAGACCCATCGGGTGTATCTTTATAATCGGCAACGGTTAATGTTCTTGGGTCATTGAACCCATGCTGAGTTCCTCTGTCCATTAATTCATCTTTAGTATTTTCTCTATAACCTGCTTGAGGTATTCCTGCAACCGAACCAATGATTACTGGTTGTTGACACATATCCCCATCTAGGAAATATAACATTACCGTAGAACCTTCCACAAGTCCGTGTTGTGTTCCAAATCCCGATAACCCTGCAGAGGTTGTCGGTAACATAACTTGGGCCCATGGAAGGTCGGGTGTAGATAGGTCTAATTTTTTATTATCTGAATGAACAGTATGGACACGAACACGAACCCTACCAATCTTTAATGGGTCTTGTCTGTCTTCAACAATTCCGTAATATGTTTTCATCATGTTTTAGTGTTACCTATATCATCTGTAGAAGAAGCGGCCGTATTCATGGCTTTTATGTCTTCTAGTTTTATTTCTCTTGCGTAACTTTCTTTGACTAGTTCTAAATTACAAAGTCCTCTAGCAGTAAGAGGGTCTCCAACAATACATAAGTCTGTAAGTAGATATCTATTGTCATTAATTCTATCCTTAGTCTCTGAACCCTCGTCCATAATTTCAGGTTCGGGAATTAGTAACTCAATAATTTGTCCTACCTGTAAATCAGTTCTAATAGGTATCGTTACTTTAATTCTACTTTGTTGAAGGATTTCTAACATTGCTTTTCTTTCAAGTTTAGCGTTGGAACCATTTGAACCCCCTCTAAAGATTTCATCAGTTCCGATATCTTTACTATCATCAAAATCATGGTTGGTTGAATACTCACAAAGAATAGCTGATTCCATTTGTTTATTTGGTGCTAACTGACTACTTTGATTATCTGTCTTTGGTGGTGGTGTATCACCTTCAGCGGTTCCATCTGAAGACGGGTCTTCACTGGTTAGTCCTCTCTCACCTGCATCTCCAAGAACTGATTCAGTTCTAATCATGGGGAATCCTGAAACATGAGTACTAGAAGCTCTGTCAAATGTTTCCTGCATATCATAGTATTCCTGCGATTGCAGTTTTCTAACAGGGTCGTAATGAATCATTGATGATGCATATGCACCACCCATAGTGCCAGAAAGAGTATCAAATTTTTGAGGTGTCTCAATAGCTCTTATATGTTCTCTAGTAACTTCGTCTTTTGAACCTGAAGTTGGTTTGAATATAAGAGGTGGGATTCCGTCCATGGCTGCATTGACCGTGTCTCCTTTCCCCGTTCCACCCATTGTCTTTTCTAA